TGTAGAGTTCACCTACACCCGCACGCTTCAGCGCTTCGTCGGCTGCGTCCTGCCCCGCGTTCCACGCATCCTCAATCGCCTGCTGTATCCTCGGGTCAAGCCCTTTCAGGTGTGCAATCTCGCCCTGCACTTCTTTACGCAGCGCTCGTATCTCAGCTAACTTCTGCTCACGCCATCCGGGATTATCTACAACGTCAATGCCCTCAGCTACGCGCTTGGCTATGCCCGCGACTATGTGTTCCTCGCCCTCGGCATATATTCGCCTGATCTCAGTGGCGTATTCATTCTGCACGTCGATAATCCGCGCCATCGCCTCTTCTTTGGAAAGCGCGGCCATGTTAATCCATCCCTACCTGTAGCGGGTTCGGCGTGCCCATATTGTCCTGCTCGGCTATCCGCGCCACTTCCGCGTCAACCTGCGCCTGCGTCCAGTCTGTGTGTTGCATCCTCACCAGGGTATCTTTCGATGCGGCCCCGGCCCGTGCCAGCAGTTCGACACAAGTGGCTATCTGGTTACCGTCGCTGGGTATTCCGTCCTGCATCTGCACTGCCGGGTGGTATGCATCTGGCGTCGGGTTCCCAAGATGAAGCCTGTCGACCTTGAGCATCATATCAAGCAAATCGGCAATCGCCCCCGGCCAATAGGCCGCTTTCTTCGCCGCCGTCTTGAAGCTCTTTGACTCGCGGATTGTGAGCGCCGTGCCGGATTCGGCTGAGCCTTGTATGTCAAGACCAAACGTCTGAGGCGAATACCCGGCGTTACTGAATATCTGCCTGCATAACGCGTTCGCCGCCTCCAAGTGCTGGGCAGTCCTGATCTCGAATTGCGAGCAGGTAATGTCATTGCCCATCGATCCCGTTGGCGTGCTCATAGAGTTGAGGCCGACATAGACCTCTTTGTCCATATCAAACTTCCACTCACCATCATCGTCGATATCGAACATGTGCTCGGGCGCTATGATTCGGCCCTGTCCGTTGCGCACGTCCCGAATAAGCGCCGTATAAACTTCGTCAAGCGAGTCCATTAGCCCCTCGCTGCCGCTATAGTCGCTCTGGCCCAGGTAGGACGCTCTGAATCGCCGGTTGGGTCGCATATTCGGGATATATCGGCACGCGAGTCCGTCAAGCCCTGTTTCGATAACGGGCGGTAGGAATGCGGTGTCTTCGTGCTCGATCAGACCCACCATCGCGCCCAGATCTGAGAGCCCACCTGCAAATAAGGTGTTTTCGATCAGCCCCTTCGTGTGCTTCTCCATCAGCCTCACACACCGATTGTCGTCCTGCGCAATGATCTTCCAAAATATACACTCTGTAAGAATGCCGTGTACGAATTTAGGCAGCGCGTTATCCGGCTGAGCTACGGTGAGTAGCGGGTAATTAACCATATCCGAATCCCAGTCGACCTTGAGATATGCGCCGCCAAACGCGCTTGCAATCTCAGCGGCCTCCAGGAGAACGTTAAATACGTTCGCAAGGTTAATGATCTCTTCGAGCCGTTTCTGCGCTGCGGTTGCATCGCTCGGGCAATTCTCGCAATCGGCCTCGGCAATCTTGATCTTGGGATGCTCACTAAAGATCATATTAGCTGATGTGCTGCTAATATCCCCGGCTATCGGGATGTGCAGCATCGTGCGCCGTTGCTCGTCAAGCTTACGCGCCCAGAATCGACCTCGCGGGGTCGGCGTGTATATCCGGGTGGAATAGACAAACGCAATGCGCAGCGGATCGCCGGAATACCACGCGTCGTGCTCGTAGTATAGGTCGTATATTCGCCCCCATGCCGGCGGCGGCCACTGAGCGCCCGCCGTGGTTGCGTCCGTTCGCCCCAGGAAATTATCGAATGAACTTAGACCCATAATATCCTTTAAGCCGCCGAACGCAGCCACTTATACCAAACGGTTTTGACGTGCTCTACGCAATAGCGCCCGGCGTCCGGATTGTGGTCGTCCTGCTTCAGCGGCTTGTCTTCGCCCCGCAGTTGCGCCTTATCGTCCCAAACATAGCCGTGCCATTCGTCAAGCCCGCCCTTGCGATGGACCGTTCGGCTGAACTTGAGCAGGCCCATCGTGAGCAGCGTGCTCACGTCCTGGATTCCGCGATTGACTGAGCCGGGCGTCATATCCGCCCATGCAAGGCGTCTAAGTCGCGGGTGTTTATCGCGGACCGCCTGCATGTGACTTGCAAGGCTCACAGCGTCCACCGGCAGGACTACGGCATCGGGCGTTATCTCTAACGAGTCGAGCCATGATGATATCGCCTCTGTTATCTGCGAATCACTCAGAGGTTGTGGATTGTCCTTTTTGTCACGCCGCCAGAAGTCCACGAAGTAGAGCGTTTTGTTACTCTTGTCGAATGCGTCTTTGCCCTCACCCAACAGCCAGAACGTTGTAACTGAGCCCGGCCCGTAATCACAACTCACCCAATACCTGAGCATCTTTGGCAGGATATCCACGACGTGCTCGCTATCGTCAAGCATGTCGTATATTGCGCCCTCGGCAGCAACCCACAGGCCCAGGATGAACCGCTTAAACCAGACACCGGAATACATTCGCCGGAAGCGGTCCTTGACGCGCTCACTCAGCGTGAGGTTGTCATCCATCGTGAAGTGCAGGTGCAGAATATTCTTCTCGGCGGCCTTATCTATCAGCTCAGTTTTGACCGGATGGTGCGGGCTTTCGGGGTTGCAGTTGAGCCAAATCTTAGCATCATCCGCGCTGCATCGCGCGATCATCTGCTCGATAAAAGACCACGGAAAGAGAGCGGCTTCGTCAGCCAGCGCGCCCGCCGCCGTCAGGCCCTGGAGAGTATCTTGGCTGGCCTCGTTGTTAGCCCCAAAACAGTAGTAGGTATTGGAGCCGACTTCGATAATGTTGTCGCCGCGCCGATGCACGAATGGCGTGTTGCTCGCTCGTAGAATCTGCAACATCGGGTGTATCACATTGCGATTCAGCGCGCCGATACTCTTGCCCGCTAGAATGAATGTCTCGTGCTCGAACGACTGGGTAGTCCACAGTAGGAAGCCGGTTATCATCGCGATTGTCTTGCCGGCGCGCACCGATCCGTCGGCTATCACCATATCGCAATCGGCGTGCGGACTTGCAGGCATCCACCAATTCATGAGCCGTTTCTGCTGCTGGGAGAACGATTCGAATGCAAATGGTTTGCCGCTAATCATCTGTTCGCTTCACAGTTTCCGCAAGCGCGGTAGCGAAAGCTGCTAGGCCAGAGGTATCGGGTATCGCCTGCGGCGGCTGTATCGGCCCGTCTATTCGCGCCCAGATCTCTTTCATCATTTCCGGCTTCTTCGCAGCCTGTTTGAGGATTGACGCGGCTATTATCTCGTAACCACTTACACCCTCATAATCGCCGTCCAACCAGCGTCGCACATAATCCGTTATCGAGCGGCTTCCCTTCGGCCTGCCTTTGGGGTTTCCACTCACACCCTTGGAGAACCGCCCTCTGATGCGGGCAGGCTTCGGCGGGTCGTTAGGCTGGGTGGTCATTGGCTTGCTTCAAATCTTCGAGCGTCCTGCCGTCGGCGAGCGTGGCGGTTTCGCCTGTCAGTTTCTGCCACCGTTCAATAGCCAACGTATGATTGCGGCCCCGGCGACGGGCAGGAAGCTGGGGCGATGGACAGAGCGTATGGACGAATGTCCCTATATAGAGAGATCACAACTCGGGCGTTTACTGCAATTCACGCTCACAACCCCAGCGCATCCGCCACGGCCTGCCACCCAAACTCGGCGACAAGGACCGCTATCAAGCCACTACCACGGCACATATAGAGCCGTTCGCGCATATCGAGCACATCGCCATATACCGTGCGCTCTGAGCAGCCCATTATCTCAGCTACTCCTGCCCAAGTCTTGCCCCGGCGCCGCCAATTGAGTATATCGAGTTGCCTGCTTGTGAGGTTCGCGCGCATCGCTATTGCGTTGATCTCGGGAGCGGAATACCCGATGATAAACCGCAACTGCACGGCGCGTTCTATCGGCGTTCCGTCGAAGCCCCCGGTATCAAGGCTCACCTCGCGATGGTGCACCGTTTCGCGGTGCTGCAGATACTTCTCGCTATGCGCCGGGTATTCCGCACCGAGTTTACCCGCCCCCGCCTCGCGCAGCAGTTCGTCGGTCCTCGCCTCAAGTGGATCGCTCGCCATTTGCCCAAGCCCCCCTATATGTGCTACTCTTAGGTAGTTCAGTCACCACATATAGGGTTCTTCGGGCATCCTCGCGCGGCGGGGGTGCCTATTTTTTTGTCAGTCAGTTGCCGGGCGATCCACGTAATCCCGTGTCGGCGTATACGGGAACTCGACAAATACCCGGCTATCACCACTTTGGTAACACGAACCGTCAGGTTCCTTAAATATGCGGCCCTCGGAGTCATAAGCCGGACCGTCCTCGGCGTCCTTGAACACATGCGAGCACCGCTTATTCTGCCAACAGCCATCGGTCACCTGCGTCCACTCCGACTCCTCGCCTGTCAACGGTCCTAATGGCTCGAACGCGGCAACCGTCTCGAACAGTCTGATGCACAGACGAGCACTAAAGCCACTATGGCCCTGTTTCGAAAACACTTCCACCAATTCCAGCACGGAGTCACCCAACATACCGCCGTAATCGCTATCTTTGTCGAACAGTCCAGCAGTCTCCAGTTCCGTACGTGCGTAATTCGTAAGATTACTCATATCCCCTCCATTCGTCGTCAGCTAGCCAGTTAGTTAGCGTTTGTTCGGCACAGTGCAGACTGTCAGCGCGCTCGACTTTCGGCACTAGCTTGATACCGCGAAACGTGACCTTCTTGATCTTGTCCCGCGTCATTCCTTCCACGAAATCGTGGTTGACGCCAGTGCATGTATGGCAAATGAAATCTAGGCCCAACCAGGCCGCGCCATCGGTGTTGCGGAGCGTGTTGTCGCAGCGTGGACATCTCATTCGTCGTGCCATCCTTCCTCCAGCGCGAGTTTTAAGATTTCGTATAGCAACGCAGCTTGGGTGATACCTAGCGACTTCGCAGCGTGCCCCAGATCATCACGCAATGATCGGGGTATGAGTGTTGATAACTGCACATAGTCGTCCTGCCATCCGTCGTTCCGCGTTCTCATTTTTTCCTCCAGAGACGGGCATCTGCCCAACCATCATCCAATCCAGACTTGTAACCGTGCTGGTGGCCGGTATCGTATCCGATTTTGTAGACACAGTAAATCGCAATCGCCACGGTAAAGAATGAGAACAGATAAGCGCTAATCATTTCTATCCTCCATCATAGTTTCCTCAGCTTTCTGCCTCCGCGCGGGAAGCTATTTCAGTATCAATTCGATCTCTGGCAGGTCGGTGGGATACCAGAAATAGAACTCCTGTCCAGCATCCCGCAAACCATACGCTGTCCGCTGTTGAGCATCGGAAATTGCCCCGCCGATCTTTTTCAGTTCGGCGAACACCAGGCGCGGAGGATACCCCACTTTCGGCCCTCGCCACATCACCAAATCAGGCCAGCCCGGTTCGGATCGGCGGGCGTTCTGGTTGTGCCAGTGGCGGAATCCGCCCGCCTCGGCTATCCGCTCAACGTTGGTTTGGAATATCCGCTCCAGCGTGTCCTGGTCCATCTCCACAACTGCGGGTGCGGGCTTCGCCTGGTTGTGCTCGCATTTCAGGCATATCGCTGGCGGGCGAACCTCGGCATAATCGCAATATTGGCCGGTATGAATGCACGCGCTCATGAGTTGTCCGCCTCCCCTATCACAGTCTGGATACGCAGCCAATATCGCCGTTGCCCGGCCTCGTCCTGGGTGATCAGAGTGGGCTGACCGTCGTTAAAGGGGCGGCTCCAAGCCGCCCAATCGCACTCCTGCCAAGAGCCCGCAATGCCGCCTTTCCCGCCAATAACCATTTCGCCTGTTTTTGGCGCTTTCACGATCCCGCCTCCTCCATATCCCTCAACTCAGCATCAAGCGCCCTATGATGAGCGCCCTCGATAACGCCGGTGGACAGGATAGCAGTCTCAGCCCGCGCGTTGACTCGGGCCACAAACTCGCGGATCGTATCGAGCGCCGTGTTTTGGCTCACGGGCGGTGTGTTGGGCTTGCTGGCGACCTCTGCATCCACGTCGTAGCCTGCGGCCAGCAACGCTGCGCCGAGGGCGTCGTTTTCTGCCCGTACGATCTGCAATTGATTCCACAGGCAACTATTTGGAAATCCACGTCCCATCCCGTGTCGATTTTTATCATAATCCCACCATTCGCGCGCATGGCAGGCGTAGTGGATGGTTTTACCGCGTGTTTTTTCCCAGTGTATGATTTTCTCGGTCTCCGCGCCGCAGGACGGACATCTCTCGTTACTCATCCCGTTTTCCTCGCTTTCTGCGCCGCCAGGAGCGCGGCTATTGGTGTGGCAAATTTCGGCGGTGGAGTCGTTTCGTCCACAATCCTCACGCACCACTCACCTGCGCGCGTATGGTATAGCATCCATTCGGGCGGTAACGCATCCTCCAGTAACTGTTTTAGGTCCTGCGCCGTGTCTAATTTCATTTCTCACCATCGCTTTCTGCCTCGGATATCGCCGGGCGCGTGTCTCGAAAAAAAAGTCGGTTATTTTTGGTTACCCTCTTGGCAGGCTGTGTCCGGGGCATTCGCTTGCCTGGTCATCGCATCCTCTTTCGCAGTCCGATACTTGTCGCGTTGATATCCTCGATCTTGGGTCTGCGGGGCTTGTATCGTGTATTCATCTCAACCCGGCACGCGGAACAATATCCAGCAGCCATCCCCTTTGCTTTGGATAATCGCCGAAATGGGGTTCGGCACGAACTACAGGGGTGTATGATCCATCCGGGCAGATACCCACCCGGGATATCGTTGCCCTGTTTATCCGCGGGTGCAGCTTTCGTTTTTTGTTCGGTTCTCATAATTTCTGTTCTCCCCTGTTGTATCAGGCGCGGCGGGTGGGTATGGATGTCCACAGTCAGGGCACTTATCATACTCCTGGCTACAGCGCGGGCATTCGAATATGTCGCTGTCTGCATCGTCCTGCCAGGTGAGAATATCGCTTAGCTTTACGGCTATTTCTTCGCAGTTGTGCAGCATCGTGTCGCACTCTATTTGTGTTTCTGGGTTGGCTAACATCCCCGTCAATGCACACCCAGCCAGATAATCTATCCTCGATATGTTCTTCATGACTTCCTCCGTTTTTTTGGTTATGTAGCTTATATCGCTTCGATCGCATCCTCTAATGTAATGAAACACCCTTTAGTATATATACATCTGTCTACTATATTACTCTCTCGCATGTGTGTAAAGAGATAAGAGATGAAACCAATGTTTTTCTTCTCTATAGCGACACAAGCGACATAGGCGTCTTAAGTCTCAATTGCCGTCCATTTTTCAGCCGGTCGCCCCCCTGTTTCAATGTATTCTTTCCGGGCGCACCCTTCGTTTTGGAATGTTTTCAATGCCGCGTCTATTTCGGAGGCGGCTTTGTGCTTTGAAAAGTAGTCTCTGATTTCGGTCCGCGTCATACTGCATTCCGGCGCTGCCCGGAGTGCGCACAACAGGCTATCGGCAGTAGCGTTGCCGAGGTTGCCACCGAAGATATACTTGGCTGAGTCTTCGCAGTATCGCCACACGGCAAGGGCGGCGCCAAGATGTTCCGCCCTGATGATGTCGGCTCGATCCAGCACGGCGTAGACACAGGCAAGACGCATGACCTGGGGGGCGCGTCGCTGGATCATATCGCCAAACTGCCCGAAGTAGTCCCGTGTCAATTCAGAGTAGAGTCCGTTCCACATTACACGGGCGTTCGAGTCGCGCTTAAATTCAATTCGGTTATCAGCGTAGCCTTGGATGCTGCATAGTTCGTCTATGATGTCGCGCAGTTCTTCTCTCTCGACTGGGTTCCCCTCCGGTAATTCTTTCGACCGCTTACAGCAGATCCACAGAAAACGATTGCCAAATCCGTTAGCATATTCATTTTTCGCGAGGCATTCAAGTAGTTCGGTTTTGGTTATATGTCCGACAATGCTAATATGTGCCCCGGTTGCTTTGCCTGGTGAGTTTCGGGTGAGCGATGAAAGTGTGCCCGAATCCCAACACTGACGCATAACAGAGGATAGGGTAGAGCCATCGCGAGAAAGGACTTTAAGAGCGCGTGCAAACTCCGTTTCGATAATCAGCAGTCGTTTGTCGTCTATGCCCGGATCGGTAATATCTTCGCTGTATGTGGTCTCTTTCGTTTCCTTATCCTTATGAGCTACGGACTTGCGGACCGGATCGCGCACATTCTCAATTAGACCCTCGCCAGAAGATAGTCCGCTCTTGATTCGATCAGAACTCCAATCGCCGTCACAGTCGCGGATAATCTGAAAGACGTCATCCCAGCTTGTCCCTTTGCGCCCGCTGCTTGTCGGGCCCACTAGGCAAGCAAAGAGGTTGCAGTAGTGGACCGTGTTGCCTACCCGCCAATGGGCTTTGCGTCCGATCATATTTCCAACGGACACAAGGAAATTGATGAGAAGCGCCGCCTGGTCTGCTTCGGTATGCGGTTCAAGCATTCTTACGACTTCGCCCGCGATACCGTGAAACGCCTCCGGCGCGAGCGGCGACGGCCAGCCTGATACTTGTTCTGTCTTCCTCGCCTCCGGCTCGTAGGTGGAGCGTCCGTCTATTGTCCGCGTCTTGGGTGGGGACCCGTAGCCTTGCGCCCCGAGTGTTCGGGTAGCTGATGCAAAGTCGCCGTTGTGCTCCAACAGGACGTAGATACCGAACGGGTCATAGCCGCGCTCAGTCTCGAACGGATGGCCGTTTGCCGAGAAGACATAGAACACATTGGAGTCCTTGTGGTTGAACGTTGCGCTTATGCCCTCACTCTTGCCAGGTCGCCGCCAGTGCTCGGTATTGCCCCGGTCCCGAACGTGGGCCCAGCCTAGAGCCTGCACGAGCGAACGCCAGTCGCCGCGCAAGTTGTAGTCATCGCCAGGACGGCCCTCAGTGGACTGCCCAGGCTCAGGGCGTTTGGATACCATCTTCGACTCTGGGATATATTCGTTGAGACTACAGGCGCAGGCTATCATCGCGTCACGCTCGGTTGTGGTAATTGTGGGTATCGCGAGCAGGTCCCCGACGCACATTTCGTATGGCTGGCCGGACGAGTGGACGGTGAGCGGTGATCCAGGCGCGACAGTATAGCCGCCCTCGCCGCGTGTCTCTATGAGCGTCTTGCGGTCGGTAGTCTCCGCGAGCTTCTTGTTGCCGGGTATCGAAACGGTGCAACGATAATACAGGTGGTAGCCGTTGGGCGTCTTGACAAGCGGAAGCGAGGATACCGTATCGGTGAGGTGTTCTTCGTCGATAACCCAGCACCAATCACAATAGGCGTCTTCGTCGTCGAAGTCGATTCGTTCTAGGTTGCCGGATATCGCGCCGCCTACAATGCCGATACCGCGTTCGCCGTGGCCGTTCCCCCAGTGCTTCTCGACTTCGGCGGGAGTGAGTATACGTGTCGTAAGCGGTTGCCACTTCTCACCAGTCGGCCCTTTACTGCCGTCACACTTGAGTGGCACGATAGATAGCCCGGCGGCGATATATGCCAGCGCGTGCTCTTTAGTATTTGACGGCATATCCGGCCTCCGTGCATTTCGCTACAGCAATGGTGTCGGCTCGGTCGTTGCCGCGTCTGAGACGCATGTTGCCGGATACGGCTCCATCAACAAACACATCAACGCACATTTATGCCTGCCCTCCCTGGTACACAAAAATAGCGCGAGCCTCGAAAGAGGACGCGCCTGAGTTGCTTAGACAGAGGACGTCATTCGAGGCCCGCGCTATGGGTCCGTTTGATAACAGGCCAGTATGAAATTCTTGATTAGTGAAATTTGTCATCATGACGTCCTCGTGTCTAAGCACCCTAATTCTATAACATCCTGTCCCTGGTGTCAACTCCCCCACCGTGTCAACAGCTCGCGTCACTCGGCTGCCTGCTTTTCCAATTCCTTAATCCGCGCAACGATCTGTTTGTGTGTTTGCGCCGTGAGCGGGCCGATTTCGCTCACGGCTTGATCGTACGCGGCATCGCGCCGCGCTTTTCGTTTGCCCAGGCAAGCGTAGCATACACGCATTTCCCACGACTCATCTCTGCAGTATTTACACTTCATTCCTCTCCCCCTCCCGCCGCGTCTAGCGCGGCAATCTCAGCTTCGGCGGGTTCATCCCATCGCCATGTCCAGTAGTTGCAATGTCGTTGTGGCGCGTGCTCTCTATTAGTTCGCAGACAGAGCCACATGCCTTTGTGCTGCAGCGACGGAATTGACTGCCAGCATGTCCCGCAGACCTTCGCTGTGAACATTGTCATTTCGTTTCCTCTGGAGTTGTCCACTTGCCCATCGGACAAGCCCATAGATTTTGAATCTTGGTATCTGCCCAATCATCACGGGTGCAATAATCGGCCATGTGATGGCGGGAATACCACCGGCATTTGTCGCATTTCTCCGGTCGCCGAATCTTGCTCATGGTCTCTCCTTGCTAATCCGAGTGCCGATATAGCATCCGTAATCATTGGTGTGATTTTTACGATGCCCGCCACAAGCGCACTTGTCGGGGTCCTTGCCATTGCCGCCACGCGCGCACTCACAGCAATGCACATACCGAGCTTCTCTTTGTTTCAGAGCTTCCTCGTTCACGATCCCCCGCCCGCCGCGTCTCTGTCGCTGATCGAATTAGCGACATAATCAAGCGCCTCTAAACCGTCCGCGCTGTCACGGAACGTGTCGCGCAGACCCTCTACTAAATCTAGTATCGCGGCGCGTTCGTCGGTTGCGCATGTCGGCTTATCTCCAGCCGCGTCTCGACGCAACTTTTCGGCTTCATAATTCGAGAACAAGTCGAACAATGCAAGCATGATAAAATCAACACGATCAGCCACATTAGCCGATATTGGCCGGGCGTGCGCAGCGATAGATTCCAATTCATCCATTATCTTCTGTTGTGTCGTTTTTATTGTCGTTCCCATCCCCTCTGGGCTAGTCGCCCAATGCCTCGCGCAGTGCTCGCCGTTCCAATTGACTCAGCACGATGTAAACTTGTTCGTTGGTCTTGTCTCTGTTGTATTCGATCATCGTGTCGCCATCACTAAAACGGTCTATTTCGATATCCCATCCGATGCCATGAACGACAACTGTCTTTTCGTGTATCTTGCTCATAGCTCCGGCCCTCCCGAGCCGTATATCCGCCACCCATGTTTTGCGGCCCGCTTTTCGATCTCATCTACCACCTCTGCTAATTGCATCGGCTTGCTACCCCAGGATGGATGCTTAGAATAATCTATCACATACAGGTCCTCAAAGCGGTTCCAGGGCCAAGGCTGGACGATCTCGCCGCGTTTCGTGAGATACGCTGGCACGACAACTACACATTCTCTCGTCGCCAATGTAACACTCATAGCTCCGGCCCTCCCGAGCCGTATAGTGCGTCTATGGCGGCTTTCAGATCGTTAGCCAGACGAATGTGCCCGAGCGCGGTCGCTCGTTGCTGTTCTTGGTGAGCCACATCCATTAATCTGGTGTTATCCCATCTCAAGAGGCAGTCGAGCCTCCAAGCGTATCCAGGATGCTTGAAGAAATATCCTTTTTTCAGCGCCTCCAGCCGGGCGCGCAGATCGCTCATAGTATCCTCCTGAGTTGCCTGCCGATGAACTCTCCATAGGCGGGCGGTATGGCCTGGCTGAGTTCGTTGCCCGTCATCCAGTGGATTCCCATCGCATCCGGCCACAATTCGCGGCCTTTGCTCTTGCCATAAACCTGCACCACGACCGATAGAGGCCGTTCGCCATCACGCCCTCTATCCCGATATCCGGCCTTACCGAACGCGCACGGATAGATGGCCTTGTTTTGGTGGGCGTGCCAACACGGAGTCCCCATTAGAAACCAATTCGTTTCAAAATGCCGATGTCGCCGTACCTTTAGCCCAAACGACGAGCCGCACAGATTGACCGGATTCCGTAGCGGCGCATGGATACCGTTCTCGATGATGTAAAGTTTTTCGGAACGGACAAGTAGATCGCGGATCGGCTCAATAAGCTTTGGGTGCCGACACACTCTGCCCAAATGCTGATTGATCTCCGCCAGTCCCTTGATATAAGCCTGGCACGGCGGGCTCGCGTGGATCGCGTCAAACTCGTGCCCGTGCTCAGCCACGTAGTCCAGCGCGTCCGCCTGGTGGAACTCAAATGGATATCTCGGCATTGGCCGGTTATCGACGCCCACCACGTCAAAGCCCGCGCGGTGATATCCTACCGAAGCCCCGCCAGCGCCACAGAACAGGTCGAGCAGTCGAGGCCGGGCGCGCAGCGTGTCGGTCGTCATAGCTTGACTCCCTTGAGGTGCTCTCGCGTAATCTTAAGCAGTTCTTTCTTCGTACCGGCGTTGTGAGGCACAGCGATGAAATAACTGCCGTCTTTGGCAAAGCTCGTGCATCGCAATGGCCGGCCTGGATTGAAGTAGATCACTCTCCCGACATAGACTCGTGTTTTGTCGTAGAAGAATGGTTTGCGTTTGGTCTTTTGCTCATAGGCGATGCAGGCGCTTACGTTTTTTGCTTTGCAGGCGAGAGTAAACGTATCCTCGTTAGTGCCAACCAAAGGTCTTGTAATATCGTGATCTTGAGTATGAACGAAATCATTATTATCGAAACGGAATCCCTCTCTGATAGCGAAGCATAACGCCTCGTTTACTGCACGGCTGTTATTCGATGTATTCAGCTCACCGACTTCATGGTTGTGCTTCGTAGTCAAAAAAACGAGCGCCATTCCTGGACTCATAGCCCCAAAGAACTCTTTGCCGGCTTCTTTGATCTCGTCTGTAGTCATGTGCTTTTGCCAGTATTTGTCCGGTAAACTGACTCCGCTAATTTTGACTCGACATCCCGCGTTTGATCTCCGTCTATATTTCATATCCCCGGTTCCTCCTCGCTTCCGTAAAGTTCCTCAACGCTCAGAAACTGCTTCAGCATGGCCGTCAGTGTGTCTCCG